AGACCAGAGATGAAATCTTCTGTTAATTCAGCACGAATGCCTTTTTCGATTGCAATTTCATTGTCTGCCATCCACTGCTCAACCACATAAGCAATATAGTCATTTACTTTTTCGGTTAAGTCTTCTTTAACTGCTTCAACTGCTTCTTCTAGCATAGATGCGTAGCGAGATTCAGTTTCTTCCTCAATTTGTTTAACACGGTCAAGGACACGGGCTTCAAAAATTGTGGTAACTTTTTGTTTGAATTCTTCTGAGATTGTGTTGTCATCAGCAAACAAAGCGTTGATATCTTCGGAAAGATTTAATTCAACTTCTTCAATTTGTTCTTCTGAAACAACTTCGCCCTCAACTTCTACTTCTTCTTGTTTAGCAGAAGCCGCAGAAGGTTTAGTCGCCGGTGCTGTAGCACTCTTTGTAGCAGGCGTAATTTTGTGCGAGTCATCATCTTGCTTGGCATTCATTGGGGTTGGACCGCCAGCATCAACTTGTTCGCCAGGTAGCTTTTCTGGAGGCATAGCATTCTTACCCTTGCCTGATGCAAGAATCTCAGCAGCCGCCTCAAAAAGTTTATTTGTAGCCATTAGGAATCTCCTTTTGTGTATATTTATTTATAATAATTAAAGTTTTGATAGAAAATTTTCAAAGAGGCGAATAGCCACTTTTTCAACATCTTTTCTTGGGGCTCTTTGAATTGCTTGTTTTGTTCTGTCGATATCGACTTCAACAAAACGTCCTTCAACAAATAACCATTCTTTGTTTTCCATGATGCCGTTTACGAATGCACCTGGTGCTGACGGATCAGCAACAATATCTGCGGCCGTAGCCAAACGAAAGTCGTTGCCGACAATATTAATTCCGTCTTCACCAGGAATCAAAGAACCCATACCTCTTGAGGAAACACCTAGACTTACTCCAGAATCAATAAAATTCTTCACAATGTTACCGTAAGGTGTTTCAAGAATTTGTGCTTTACCAATGAATACATTACCATTCTCTTTGAGAGAAATGATTTTGTGCGATACACGTTCAAGATTTAATGTTGGTGTATCTGGATGACCCAATTCGCCCAATGCACGATTGGTTGCAATGTATTCTTGATTGTATCTGCCAACTTCTTCTCGTAGTGTATCCATCTTGTACATTCTACGATTCTTATTGGCTTGTTCTCCAACTAGAAAGACACCTTCAATGTAAAGGTTTTTCTTTCCGTTCTCTTTCGTTTCAGTAATATACTGAACGTCTTCAATTGTTTCTGTAATTAGTTTCATACTAGGAATCCTGTATCTGGTTCTCTTACATAAGTTGCTTGCTTTGTCAATCCAATAATCGCAGTGCCTGCGCCTGTGTTAACAATATAAAGGTTTGCTGTTGCAGTGTTTGCAACAGAAATATCAAATGCAGAAAGTGGCAATGAACCTTCGCCAAATGTTTGCAATACCAATGTTCCTGTTGCATCATTACCACGATAAACTTCAATCACACCAGATGTTGACCAGTGAAACTGATTGATTGCCGCAGATGTAATAATCTCATTCTGAGTATTAGTTGAAAGCTGATTCAAATTAATACGGACATTGGCACTTGCACCAACGACACGAATTGTTGATTTTGAACGGGCTGCGTTTAGTATTTCAAATGCCATTTTATTTTATTCCCATTGAGGTGCGGCGGCGCAAAGACATTTTTCTTTTCAGTAATGTTCTATTCAACTTTGCTCTACCTTTAGTTTTCCAATATCTCTTTAACTTTCTTGATTTCTGGATTCTTGCCATCGCAGGAATTCTCTTAACAGTATTACCAGAAATTCTAAAACCCTTAATCGCTGAACGCTTTACATTGCGTTGAACAATAATTCTTCCCTTTGCGTTGCGTCTAATTCTACGGCGAATCTTTTGAATTCTACCCATACGTTGAATGTTTGCTTCATCAAGCACTTCAACTTCTTCATATATATCTGCCGCAACGGTACGTTTTATTTCTTCTAATCTTTTAGATGCAACTTCATTCAAGCGAGTAAAAAGTTCTTCTTTCGCTTCTACGAGTTTACCTTCAAAGATTAAATCAATTAATTTCATTTAGCTTTACTGAATGCAAAGTCTGATGCTTTAGAAAAGTGTGCTGGTGACTTATGTACCATATCAGCAAATTTCTTTTTGTTTTCATCATTCAATGCTTTATGTACTTGTGTCAAAGCTGATGCTGTATAATGGTCAACTTTACGAGTTTCACCAGTGGCAAACTTTACCGACTGTGCAGACTTACCTGCCACAATCTTGTGAAGTGTATCCATAACTGCTTCGTCAATTGATACCGATTGAACTGCGCCTTTAGCTACATCGGCTTTTACTTTACCAGTTGACTTGTCTTGTGTTTTTTTAATCTGGTCTTTGAATTCGTCATTGCTAACTTCTTCAGATTGAATATCACCAGTGCCTGTTATTGAAAACGGAATAGCAAAATCTCTATTCAACTTTTGATTATGGTATGTTGCAACTCTAACATTGCCAGGATACAAACGCACCGCTGTTCTCTTTAGAAGCAACACAAATGGTGGCTCATTCCGAAGATCCTCACCAATCATTTCTATTTCTTCTTTGACGTTATCTGCTGGCAATGTATTCATAGCATCACCAACTTTAACTTTGTGTGCTTTTACTTTTCTACCAAGAATGTCAAGTTTGAAATCTGCTGTGTCCAACAAACCTTCTGATACTGCCTTACGTGCAGTACGATACATCTGTGGATTATTGGTAATCATATCTACCATTTTGGTAAACATGTTTTGTATAATAGCACGGTCTGCTGGAGAAAAGTTTGGTTTCTCCTCAGACATTTTACCAAGAATTTGGTGTAGTCTTTGAAGCTGTGCTTTGTTAGCTAAGCCTGCACGTACTAGCGCATCAAACTTAGTGAAGTCTTGCTTTTCTTCTTCAACGACGGTTTTAAATTCTTGTAAAGATTTCATTGTTCTTCTTGCGTTTCTACTTCTTGTTCTCTACCATTAAATAGTGTTGAACCAATTTCTTGTTTCTTCGCATCTAATGCTTCAAATGCTTTTGCAGAAATCAATTCTTCTAAAGCTGTCTTAGCTTCGGCACTTTGACCAGCGCCAAGCAAATCTATAAATTGTCTTGTGTCCATAATTACTCCTTTATTACCTATTTATTACTCTTCCGAATCTCTTTACAACACTATCTAATTCTGGTGTTGAAGATTCTTCTGAGCCATTTTCTGTCACGTTATCTTCTGGTGGAAATTGTTCTGGCGTAACTTGGTCTTGTTGTTGCATATCTTGTTGCATTGGTTGACCATCTGGTCCGAGTTGTTGTGGCTCAGGCTCAGAATCAATTTGCTTTTGCATTTCTTCTACTTCATCATCTGTCAAATGCAATACATTTTTCTTTACCCACTCTTGTGAGTAATAACGTCCAACATATGGATCAATTTGTCCAAGTGCTTGTAATCTTTGTGATAGCAACTCAGCATCACGCAACTCTGTAAAGTTATTATCTTTTCTATAGTCGTAGAAAATATTTTCTCTAAATTCTTCCCATTCTTCTTGACTGCAAATACCTTTTAGAGATAGTTGTATCTTAAGTGCATGGTCAAATACTTGAGAAAATTTGTTTCGTAGTTTAACAACAAACTTATTAAACTTTAATTCATCTCTTGTAACTTCTGTTGTTCTACCAAGACCAACTAAACCACCACCTTGTGGTTCAAGTCTTGAGTAAGGAACATTTAATGATTGCAATAGTTTCTTTTGAAAGTATTGTACATCTTCCATTTGACCAAGATTTTGACCAGCAGGCAATGTAGTAATCTCTGTACCTTTACCACCTTCACGGCGTGGTAACCAGAAGTCTTCAAGCATAGACATGTGTTTGCGGTCATCACGCAACTCACCTGTGTTTGCATCGTAGACAACTTTATTCTTATACTTAACCATAACATCACGCAAGTATTGTTCAGCTTTACCTTTTGGTAAATTACCTACGTCAATATAAAATACTCTGCGCTCTGGTGCTCTTGAAACACGATAGATAACAATCGCATCTTCAATCATACGTAACTGATTGAGTGGCTTGATTGCTTTGTGTAGATAAGAAATAACGAATGTGTTCTTTGCATCCATCATTCCAGAATTAACATTCACAATTGCATCTGGTGCAATTCTTAGTCCAGAATTAACACTTGCTGTATAATTTTGTGCTGTAGTGCCTTTGTCGTTGTAGACATAGTATTCAGCCATTGATTTGATAATGTCTGCACCTGTTTTTAAATCACGACCTTTTTGCACTTCACGCACCTTACGAATCTTGCGTGGATCAATATATCGTAACTCTTGAATACCTTCTTTAGGATTAGATTCGTTTACGATAATATGGAAATAAATTCTTCCATCTATGTACCAACGACGGAAGATATCGTCCGCTAAGTTTGAGAAGTTTAACATTGATAAAACATTATCAAATTCTTCTCTGATTTTTTTCTTAATTGTTTCTGGTTGCTTCAAATCGTCAAGAACGATATCAACAACTTTACCTTTATCATCGTGACTGA